GACACGCTAGGCACAGCACCCTGCATCGAAACGAACACCGCTTCGAACCCGTTCATGTCCAAGTAGGACGCGTCTCCACTGGCGCCACTGGCTCCAACGGTTTCCCAACCATCAGGCTGGTCATTAGACGTGCGGAATTCGAACGCGCGCGGGTCCACGGGACGCGAGGCAACGTCATACGCCTCCTCACCCATTTCCAAGGCACTGCGGATAACAGTGCCCGGATACTGGGCAAGCAGGGTAGAATTGAAGTTGCCCGCAGCGTCAAGTGGAACACCCCACGGTGCGGTTGTTGCCGCCCTGTTCAGTCCGGCGTTGGTGGCAAGGGTGGAGCCGCCAACGGTATAATCCTTCGTGTGCCAGGTTGAATTCACGGGGTAAGATCCGAGGAAAAACTTACCCTGTGACGAGGTCATACTCGACATGTTGGTGACCCTAATGCCGAACCCCACTATGCGGTAATTGTCCAATTTCGCGCCGAGTGCATTCTGGTCAACGCCCCATCTCGCACCGTTCGCCACGGTATTGTCGCCCCAAGTAATTGGTACAAAATCCGGAGATGCACCCTGCTGCACGAATACAGAGGTTACCGGATTCGGAAACACGAACTGGGTCGCCGAACCTGACGAATTGGCGGTGACGGTCATGGAAGCGCGAACAGTGTACGTCGCTGTGTGCGCGGAGTAGAGATCTGGTACACGTGCCCCGACCGCGTCCGGATGGAACGGGTCAGTCAAGGCCAGCCAGTACCTGCGTACCTCAGGGTCCTCCTTGACACCCCGCGGAACGGCTAGTTGCTTGCGTTTCGACTGCTTAGTCGTTTTCTTAATTACGTTCTTCTTAGTCATCGTTAATGGTAAAAATCTCCGGTGCCTCGCTGATGATTGGTATACTGCGAGCAGTGATCCTATCAGCAACTGGTTTGTCTGTCGATAACCTTCCGATACGCAATTTCCCGTAGTACTCTTCATAGGCGATTTGGAGGTCCGGCGTTATGCCGAACGCTTTGAAGAAACTCAATCGTGCTTGCGGCGTTACCGGTGCGTGCTTGTCCACATCAATCCCACTAGACCGCTCCATCATACTGGTATGATTGAAGACGTATCTCATGAACCTAGCACCACACCTAATACCACCTCGTCCCAAACAATCATAGAACGCGCCCATCATAGGCAAGCCCGACACCAAGGCCTTACCACAAACGGACACAGCATAACGCCACTTGCGCATGCCGCGATCGTTGACAATCGGAACCAAACACATCGGGTCCTTCTTCAGACACTGAAGTGGGTGTCTAACCATACGCCAATCATTGCCGTCCCAGACGGGTTGGGACTGGCAGAAAAGTACACGCTCGAACTCGGTTGCTACACCGTCGACGCCCATACGGAATCCATGATCACGGAACCAAGTCTCCAGACCTCC